AAGAAGAACAACTCATTGAGCAGATGAAAGAGATTCTCTCCAAGTGGAATGGAAAGTAAAATTGCAACAAGTAAAAACAAAATCTAATTTATATCAAAATGAACGCAAAAGAAACACTCAAGGAAATCCGCACGATGTTGGGATTCTCCGAAGAAGAAATCAAAGTTGAGATGGCAACTGCCACTTTGACTGATGGAACAATCGTTGAATGGGAAGGTGAATTGGTTGTAGGAACTGCCATCTTCGTTCAAACTGCTGAAGGTTCAATTCCAGCACCTGACGCAACTCACGAGGTTGAAGGTGGTTTGTTGGTGACAACTGTTGACGGTATCGTTACTGAAATCGTTGAACCCGAAATTGAAATCGAAGTTGAAGCCAAAGAAGAGTTTGCAACCGTATCTCATTTCAATGATGTTGTGAGCAAGTTGGAAAGTGCAATCGCTGAATTGTCTGCAAAGGTTGTGGCTTTGTCTGCATCTAACACCCAGCACAAAGAAGCAATGAGCAAAGCAATTGACTTGATTGAGAAAGTTGCTGACTTACCAAGCGAAACCCCAATCAAAACCCCCGTTTCAAACAAGAAAAACGACCAGTTTGAAGCACTTAAAAAATTCAAAAACGCAATAAATAAATAAAACTATGTCATTCTCTGTAGGATCACTCGCAAATTACACCAACGAACAATCAACTGATTTGTTGGTTAAGGCTCTTTTCGGGAGCAAAACTGCAACCTTGTTGCAATCTTCAAACCAAGTTCAGGTAGGTGTAAAATCTGCATCTGCTTTGAACATCCTTGCTTCAACCGTTTTCTTCCAAGCCGATGGTTGTGGTTACAACCCAAGTGGTACAACTGCCTTCACTCAGCGTAACATCACCGTTGGTGCTGTGAAAGTTGAAGAAACTCTTTGCCCAAAGACATTGGAAGCCAAGTGGATGCAAACTCAAATTATGCCTGGTTCACCAACTATGATTCCTTTTGAAGAGCAAGTAGGTGCTGAAAAGGCTGCCGTTATTGCACAAACTTTGGAAGTTGCAATGTGGCAAGGTGACACCACAAGTGGTAACCCTAACTTGAGTCGTTTTGACGGATTCAATAAAATCATTGCTGCTGCTTCTCCAGTATTGGCGAACGCTGCACCAACCACCTTTACTTCAATCACCGCTGCAAACATCGATGACATCTTGGATCAGGTGTATGCAAACATCCCTGCTGCCGTTGCTGAAAAAACTGACTTGGTTTGTTTCTTGGGAATTGATGCCTACAAATTGATGTTGGTAAACTTGAAGAACGCTAACTTGTTTCACTATGTTGCCGATGCTGCCACTTCAATGGAAATGGTTTACCCCGGTACTAACATGAAGTTGATCGCTGTTGGTGGTTTGAACGGAACTAACAAGATTGTTGCTGGTTCTTTGAGCAACTTCTTTATGGGTACTGACTTGATTGATGAGCAAGAAGAAGTGAAAATGTGGTACAGCATCGACAACGATGAGGTTCGTGTTCGTTTCACTTTCAAGGCTGGTGTTCAGGTTGCTTTCCCCGGAGAAATCGTTTACTTCACCCTTTAATCTTTTTAACTGATGGCTTGTTTACTCACACAAGGATTCACTCTTGACTGCAAAGATGCAGTAGGAGGTATCAAATCAATCCACCTTATCACTTGGGTTGATTCAAAGTTCACCGTTGCAAGTGGTGAAGTAACTGCCACAACCGTTGCAAGTGGTGATGTTTATGATTACGAGTTGCCTAAAGGTACTGGATCATTGACAACCACAACCAATGTATCTGTTGAGAACGGAACATCATTCAATCAATCGGATGTTGTTTTCAAACTTCGCAGATTGTCAACTACCAAGCGTAACGAAATGAAGCTTCTTGCTCAAGGTCGTTGCTATTGCATCGTTAAGAACAACAACGATGAGTATTGGTTGGTTGGTAAGGAGTACGGATGTGATGTGACTGCAATGGTTGCAAACACCGGTACTGCTATGGGCGATAGTAACGGTTATGAAGTTACTCTTTCCGCTATCGAAGCGGAAGCACCTTACAAATTGCAAGGTTCAGTTGTTACCGCTTTAGGTATCTAATTGATTCTTTGTTCATAGGCTAAATGGGGAGGGCAATTGCTCTCCCTTTTTTTGTTACATATTTTTACTCTCGCTATTTTCAATAGATGTTGAAGGTAACCAAACAAGATTCCGAATACTGGTATGTGACATTGACCGAAAAGGTCACTATTGCAAACCCGTATTTTCTCTTCAGTATGAAGTGCCGACAAACTGACGCATACAAGAATTTCATTTTGACCGATGTATCAACTGCCAAAGAAAGATACAACAAGTTTTTGTTTGATGAAGGTGCAACCGACAACACAACTTTGGAAGTTGGTGAACACGAATACAGAATCTACGCACAGATTTCATCTAACAACTTGAATCCGTCATTGGCTGATGAGTTGGTTGAAAGTGGCATCTTGAAAGTTCTCCCATTGTTAAACAACGAATTATTCTATCAGGTATCGTGAGCGAAAAAATATATACCACAAATCGTGATATGGGTGTTGAACACGAAGTTGATCTCACCAAGAAACTATTCACAACAAACCGTGATATGGGTTTTGAACGGAATGTGGAATTCAACCAACGAAACTACGATGTTGATGCATTGAGGGCTTTCTTTTTATTGACTGAAGATTCATTTTTATTACTCCAAGAGGATGGAGGTCGTTTGGTAGAAAGTTATGGCTAATAAAAAAATATCCCAATTAGACCCGATAGGAACTATTGATGTCGTTCAAGATAGTATTCCGATTGTTGATTATTCCGAAGGTGTAACCAAACGGACAAACCTTGCCAACATCGGTCAGCGTGTATTGGAAGCAAGTTCAACCACAAACCTTGCAGAAGGAACAAACCTATATTTCACCAATACACGAGTTTACACGAAGGTCAAAGCCACTTTGTTGGCTGGTTCAAACACATCTATCACCTTTGACGATGCACTTCAAACCATCACCATCGCATCACAAGGGAATGTTCAATCCGTAAACACAAAGACGGGTGCAGTTGTATTGACTACAACGGACATCAGCGAGGGAACAAACGAGTATTTCACCGCAGCGAGAGTGAGGTCAGTGGTTTTGACTGGTATTTCATTGGTGACAAATGCCGTGATTTCTGCAACTGATACCGTATTGGTTGCCTTCGGAAAGTTACAGGCACAAATCACCGCCAATCTTTCAACACTTACATCACACACATCCAATACAAGCAACCCACACGCCACCACAAAAGCACAAGTCGGGTTGGGCAATGTTGCCGATGTAGACACCACAAACGCATCAAACATTGCGAGTGGTACATTGAGTGATTCACGCCTATCATCTGCCGTTACAAAGCAAGGAAACACATTCAACGGAGCATCTCAATTAGTTCAGTTGGATGCATCTGCAAAACTGCCAGCCGTTGACGGTTCTAATTTAACAAACTTACCAATTCCACCAAGTACAGGTGGTAATTTATACTTATTTTATAACTACTAAAATGGCAGCAAATACATCACCCATATTCGCACTTGTTCCCGAAACAAAAATAGTAACTGTTACAAGTGCTACTACCGATAGAACGGGGTCAACTACAACTAATCTTGTTGAACTATTAACTGCTACAACTGACGGCACAAAAATCACTCAGATAGGGGCGAAGGCAGCTGGTTCAAATGTTGCAACCAATGTTTTGATATTTATCACTAACACAAGTGGAACAAGCCCTAAACTTTATGATGAGATTATATTACTTGCTGTTACTGCAGGTAATACAACAACATCTCAAAGACAAGTTACGGCATATAGTGATTTACAATTAAAAAGCGGTCAAAAAGTTTTAGTAGGAATAACAGTTGCCGTAACTGACGGGATAAACATCTTTGCAATTAAAGGGGACTATTGATGCCTGACTTTGGTATTTTTAGAGGGATTTCGGAAAAATCGTTTGGCGATAAATTATTTGCTGGGCAATTACCTATTGAATTAGGATACAACAATTTTTGTTCCGAATATATAGCGATTTTATCAGTTGCTAAATATTATAATTATACATTACCATCATTTTCTCAGCAATTAAAACAAAATGATTTGTTGCTGAATTTGAAATCATCAGGGGTTTGGTCAAAATTAGATTCTTTTGGATTATTTGCAACTGATGGAAGCGGTGAATTTGCTTTAATTGATTGGAAAAGATTGTCGTTATATACTGCAATTAATAGTCCAACATTTTCATTAAACGGGGGATTTACGGGAAACGGAACAAGTGCGTATATTGATACTAATTTTAATCCGACAATTGGGACTAATAACTACCAACTAAACGACGCAGGTCGTTTTTATTGGGTTGATAATTATGTAAGTGGTGGAATAACTATTGAAGGAACTTCAACGGGAGGTGTTAACGTATCTACATATCAAAATGCTGCATCTCAAAGAATAAATCAGGGAGGTACAAATTTAAATAGTGCGGTTAATTTAGTTGGAAACGGCTTTAGATCAATAAATCGTACATCTTCTACAAATGTAGAAATATTTTTTAATGTGACTCAATCTTCACGGACAGCAACTTCAACTTCAGTTCTAAATTCTAATCAATGGATTTTTAGAGGTAATTTTCCTATCATTAGATTTAGATTGTACGCAATGGGTGCGTCACTGGTTTCTGAGAATACTGACTTTTATAACGCAATAAACACATATTTAACATCAATATGATAGTATTACATCCAAATGCCGAACAATATAACGCCCTAAACGGCTATAAGCATAACGCAAGTGAATTACTATTTGTCAAAGATGGCTCTAATAGATGGATAGTTGGATTAGAGGTTTTAAATGACTTTAACTTTGCCGAAATTCACGACCAACTTGACCAACTTGAAAGAATTGAATATACACCTTCCGAAGAATAATGAAAAACCTTAATGATACCACCGCAGCCATTGCCACCGCCATCACGGGTTCATCAGCGGTCATCACTTTTGCTCAAATTTATCAACCCCTTGTTACTTTTGGCGTGGGGATTCTTGGTATTATTTCGGGCGTTTTGGCTGTTATATATTGGGCTAAAAAAATTAATCGCATCAAATGACCGTAAAAAAACCATCCGCAAATCCGCTACCAATTTCGTTTGATCAATTCCGAAAGAATCCCGTTGCTGGGGTTGCTTTCCTCGCATTGGTAGGTGTGAGCTATTTATACTATGATGTCAAGTCATCGTACACCGAGCAACTTGAAAACTCCAACAAGAAGATTGAAGCGTTGGATTTGAAGATTGATCGTCTTGGATATGCTCTCAAGAAATCCGATTCCGCATTGGCTGCTGCCATCACAGAACTTCGCATCATCAACACCGTCAAAAAATTATGAGGTACTTTGTCATTTTGTTTTGTCTGTTCATCGCAGCCATTGAGATTGCCTTCCCAGTTGGTGCAGTTACAACACCCCCGATTGATGAGGTGGAAGCAATGTTGAAAAAGGTTGAATCAAATCTTCGTCAAGCATCGGCAGTTGTCTCCGTAGCAAAAGCCAAAGGAGAAGAAATGGTTGAAGGCAAAGTGCAAGAGAAAGAGCAATTGAAAGAAGCCGTGGTGAATGCTGAAAAGAAAGCCGAATCCGTAATTCAACAGATGCAAGTTGTTCAAGACCAAATGGAGGTGTATGCGGTCAAGATGGTAGGTGCTGGATTAGATACCACAACCACACCAATTGAGTTCAAAGGAGTGATCTATGATGCGTATTTGAACTATCTCTCCGAAGGTGGAAAGGAAGAGTTTGACTATTTTAGAATGTACCTATGGCAGCCAAAGTAAACATCACATCATTCCGTTCTAAACCCAAAAACAAACTTGGCAGACATACCAAGCACAAGAACAAACACAAGAGTTCCAAACCATATAAAGGACAAGGCAAATGATAGACAAAATCAAACAAGCAATGAAGGTCAAAGATTACAAGTTCTTTGAATCAGGTGATTACAACTTGAACATCATTGGGATTCGCAATTCGGATACTGGTAACAAAGTGACAAATGTCTTTGATGACTTGTTAACCGTCAGTTACAAAATCGGAGATGTGTGGCATTTTAAGAAATGGGCAGCGACAACTGATCCAGGCACAAAGGGAGTGAAGGAATTTCACAATGCACAAGGCGTTGCTCGGTTAGTTCCCGGACAATATCGTGGTTCACACGCAATCGGTTTGCATCAAGGCAAATATGAGGCGTTGAAACAAGCCAAACCCGTGAAGGTTTATCGTGATGCTAACAAGGATATGACCTACGACACCAAGTTAATCACAGAGGGCATCTACGGAATCAACATCCACAAGGCTGGTGCAGATTCAACCTATGTTGAGAATTGGAGTGAAGGTTGTCAGGTGTTCAAAAAGTCAGCAGATTTTGACGAGTTTATGGCTTTAGTCAAGAAGGCTGCCACCTTGCACGGCAATTCATTCACTTACACACTATTAGAAAGTAAGGATTTATGAAAAAATTAATGGAAATTTTCACGGGTGACAAAGGAGAGATGTCATCAAAACGATTCGTTGGGATCATCGGTGCTTTTGTACTTTTTGGTACTATGGCTCACAATAGTTTGTCTCCTGCTGATATCGTACCATCTCCAGAGTTGGTGACAGCGGTTGAATTCATCGTGATTGCTTGTCTTGGATTCACATCAATAGACAAGTTCTCAAACAAAAAAGATTGATTGCTATTTGATAGAGATGATATTCCAAAGAATAAACTTTCACGATAACAAGTTGCCCGTTTTCAAAGAGAACAAGGCAAAGGGATTCGTGACATTTGGTGCAGACAATCTCTATCCTGATTTTCTAATTGAACTATTTAACAAATCACCAAAACACAATGCAATCGTTTCTGCAAAAGCTTCTTATGTGGCTGGAATTGGTACTGAAGTTTACGGACAAAGCACCGAAGACATCGCCAAAATCCAAAACAAACTCAAAAGCATTAACGCCTACGAAACCTACGAGGAACTCAAAGCAAAAGTAGCATACGATGCCGAGTTGTTCAATGGGTTTGCAGTTGAGGTGATTTGGAACAAGGCAAAAACCGCACCTTCGGAGTATTATCACATTCCATTCAAAGACATCCGCAAAGGATTGGAGGGTGAATATGTATATTGTGCTGACTGGACAGATAGCAAAGCGGAGAAAATCCACTATCAACCCTACAACCCAATTACTCGTGAATCAAAGCAATTATATTACTGCCAATTCTATCGTCCCGGACAAGGCGAATATCCTTTGCCCGATTATGTAGGTGCGTTGAAATACATTGAGGTTGACACCGAGATATCTAACTATTATTTGAATAGCATCAAGAACGGATTCACGGCGCAAACCCATATTCAGCTCTTCAAGGGGTATCCCTCTGCCGAAGAAGCCCGTCAAACTGCTCGTAGATTCAAGGAAAGTTATCAAGGCACGGACAATGCCGGTGGGTTAATTATCCAATACAACGATCCAACAGAGAAGGAATCAGTCATCAACAACCTTCAACCATCGGATTTTGACAAGCAATTTGACTTGTTAAATAAGACCGTACAACAAGAGATATTTGTTGCACACAAGGTCAACTCCCCAATGTTGTTTGGAGTTCGTGTAGAGGGACAATTAGGTGGTCGTAGCGAGTTGATTGAAGCCTATGAGATGTTCCATCACGCCTACATTGAACCCCGTCAACAAAAAATTGATGATACCTTTGCTTACTTGCTTGAACCTATCGCATCAGTTCGCTTGGAAACCATCAACAAACCGCCAATTGGTCTTGACTATCAGGCTTTGTTTACTGCTGGAGTTATCACAAACGAAGAAGCGAGAAAGGAACTTGGATTGCCATTGATCACCGATGTGAAGCAATCATCTTTGAACGATGCCATCAATGCTTTGAGTCCGTTGGTTGCAAACAATGTGTTGTCAAATATGACAATCAACGAAAAACGCCAATTGGCAAATCTTCCACCGATTGCCGGAGGAGATTCATTGCCATCCGCATCACCCGTTGCCCTATCAAAACAAAATCCCTTTGGATGGGATGATGAAAGAGACATCAAAGTGTTTCAACAATATGGAGAGAGTGCAGACAACTTTGAAGCGTACAAGTTTGAGTTCGTGGATGCCGTTGAAACTGCCATCTTGAATGTGTTAAAAGAGAACAAAGGTCTTCAGGTTGGAGACATTGTGAACATCACCAAGTTGGATGCAAAGGTTGTCGCTGATGCCATTGCTAAACTTGCCAAAGCGGAGTTGATCAAATCATACGAAGATGGTCTTGAAACAACCCCGAAAGGAGTTGAAGAAGTCAAGAGATTGCAAACAGAAATTGTGGTTCGTTATGGTTATGCTTTAGCTCCTGGAATCAAAGGTGGTTTGCTTATTCCCGGTTCAAGAGATTTTTGCAGACAAATTGTAGGAAGTAATCGTGTGTATAGTCGTGAGGACATTAACGCAATGTCTGCACAACTTGGTTACGATGTATGGAAACGCAGAGGGGAATGGTACACCAACAAAGAAACTGGAATCACCACACCACAATGCAGACACATTTGGCAACAACAATTATTAAGGAGGATTAAACGATGACCAATTTTGTATATTTCATTTCAACCACTTATCTCAAAGACAACACGCCTTTGAATGAGAATGTGGATGACAAATTGCTGAAGTCAGCAATCAAAGAAGCTCAAGAAATCTACATCCGTGATGTGATTGGTTCAGGTATCTACAATGAGTTGCAAGTACAGGCATTTGCTGGAACATTAACGCAGTTGAATACTACCCTTTTGGATTCATATATCGCACCGTGTTTGAAGTATTACACATTGACCGAAGCAATGCTTCCAATGACCTTCAAACTGATGAACAAATCGGTTGCATCTCGTGAGAGTGACAATGCAAGGGCGGTATCAGTTGAGGAAATGACAATGATTGAAGGTCGTTATCGTGATAAAGCCGAATACTATGCGAACAGATTGAGGGATTATCTCCGCACATACACCAATGACTATCCTTTGTTCTTGAATCCCGGCAGTACCTTTGATACAATCCGACCAAAGAACACCGCTTTTGTCGGTGGTATTTATCTTCCAACATCTCAAGATTGTTTTTGGAACTATGACTTCCCCGACACGGACAAATAAATGGCAAAAGAACAACGAAGCCAAACTTCTCAAATTTCTCAAGAATGACACTAAACCAAATAATAGCAAAGATTCAAACGGCAGCCGAAAGCCATAAGATGGTTCACAAGTTTGGCGTTGGTCAGCAGTCAAATATGACGGTTGAGAATGTTGAGTATTATCCTTTGGTTTGGTTGTATCCTGATGGATTCAATTTGCAGTCCGGTGGGAATCTTCAAACCTATAATTTCGCATTGCTTGTGATGGATCGTGTATTTGAAAGCGAATCCAACACCATTGAAGTGCTTTCGGATACTGCACAGATTATGACCGACATCTTTGCGTTGATTGAGGACAACACCCAAAACGATGAGGATTTTGAGATTGTGATCAACGGCAACGCATCTCCTTTCTACGATTCAAAAACTGATATTCTCGCTGGTTATGCAATCAACTTCCAAGTCCTCACTCCTTATTTACATAATACTTGCGTTGTTCCTGTTTAGTTGGTTGTGGGCGTTCTTCAATTATGATGAACCAGTCCGCTATATTAAACCACTAAATGTTGAACTGCACGAAAGGATTATTGAAAAAGAGAAGATCAAACGAATCACACTAATCCAAGAACTGAACCACTATGATACGATTTATCTTGATACTTTTGATGCTACATCTTCAGGGCTTGAAGGGGCAATCCGTCTCCATAGATTCTGCGACACTTCGGGTTGCGAATAGTTATCTCGTCAAGGGTGCGATTGCACGGCAAAAAGTTAGCCAATTACTGAAGGTTGTTCACTCGGATTCTATCATAATTTCGGAACAAGATTCTGTCATCACCAAACAAAAGGTAAACATCGCATACTTGAATGCAGAGAATGATTCACTTGTGAAGCAAAATAAAGCCATTACAAGGACTTTAAAGTTGTTTAAGGGTATAAGTATAGGTTTAGGAATTTTAACGCTTGTGGGATGGCTACAATAGACCTTGATAAATTACCCGATGCCCTTGATACTTATTTAGGGGATGCATCCGAAGGCTCACTCCTTCAGCAAATCATTATTGATTGGTGGAACAAGAAGGTGATCCCACCGATTTGGGCGAATCTTGACAGTAAAAAGATAAACGCATCATCTTCGTTGAGACAATCTTTTGTCCCCGGACAGATAACCAAATCACCCACATCCATCAACACGATTCTTCTCGCAGAAGATTACTGGGAGTTCGTGGAATACGGAAGGAAGCCAACAAGAAATGGTCACATTGAAGGCACTCCGTATCTATGGCAGTCAATCAAAGAATGGATGGCATTCAAAGCCGTCAAACCACCTGAAGATTTTACCTATGATTCCTATGCAAAAGCCATTGCAAGAAAGATTCACAGAGTAGGTACAAAGCCAAAGCCATTCCTTGAAAGTGCGTTTACAGAATCAATACAGATGGAATTGGTGAATGAGTTAAATGCTCGTTTCGGAGATTTGATATTTTCGGAAGACATAAAATTGTAACAAAAAGAAAAGTTTATTTGCATTACTGATAAGTTTATTTTACTTTTGCTCTTGTTATGGATTACAACAAAGCAATTGAAACTATCAAACTTAAACGCAGACAAGGGCTATTTCAAATAGTCGCTCGTAAAACAGGGGTATCACTTCCAACGGTTAGAAAATATTTGGTTGAGGGAAACATCGTTTCTCCCAAAGCCAAAGCCGTCATTGAAATTGCATTGAGGGAGGTGAACAATGATTGAAGCAACAATCAACGGATGGATTCTTACACTCGGTAAGGATGATAAGTATGTCTACATTGACAAGCAAGTTGATGACTATTTACTTGAGCATCACTTTGATGAACTTGAACCATACCTGATCAAGCGAGATGTTTATTTCGGTGGGTGCGTTGAGACCAACTTGGTCGGCATTGAGACGGAAAGATTCTTCTATCTTGAACCCGACAAGTTTACTATTATTTTTATGCTCGGACACAAAACAAATTTCCTATGAATAAAAGCGAATCAATCAAGAACATTGCTGGTGCGTTGGTAAAATTCCAAGCATCGGTGAGCAAGGTAGCAAAGGAAGCCAACAATCCTTTCTTCAAATCCAAGTATGCGTCATTGGCGAACATACTGGATACAATTCAAAAGCCATTGAGTGAATGTGGTTTGGCAATCAGTCAATTCCCTGATGGGAACGCACTCACAACAATCATCCTTCACGCTGATTCAGGTGAATGGATGGAATCATCCTATGTGATGCCGGTTGCAAAGCAGAACGATCCACAAGCAATGGGAAGTGCAATGACCTACGCACGGAGGTATGCACTTGGTTCAATCCTAAACTTAAACATTGACGATGACGATGACGGAGAGAAAGCAATGGGCAGACAGATTCCAAAGAAAGATGAACTCACACCAAAGCATCCATCGTGGGCAAAAGCCGTTGAGCATCTCAAGACAGGTGGATTGATGACAGACATCACAAGCAAGTTTGAAGTATCTCCGGTGAATATGAAACTTTTAATCGGAGAGAAATGAATCAGTCACATCCAGTTATTCACACTTCTTTGAACGAAGAAGATTGGCAGAGGTTGAGAAGTTCACGCTTCACCGCATCCGAAATTCACAAACTGATGGGAACTCCGAAAAACAAATCGGAGTTCTTGTCGGAAACTGCGAAATCATTTGTCTTTGAGAAGGCAGCGGAATACTTAACCGGTGCGAAATCGGAGATCTATGGTCGTGCTTTGGATTGGGGAAAGGAACACGAGAAGGAAGCCTTCCACTATTTCTCCCAACAAACCGATGATTTCTTCACTTACTACGGTGCAGAGACATACACCTTTATCACTTATGGTGAATGGGGAGGGTATTCACCTGATGCACTTGGTGGGCAGTTGGTAGAAATCAAATGTCCTTTCAATTCAGGCAACCACCTTCAAAACTTCTTCATCCAAAACAATGAGCAGTTGAAGTCAAAACGCACGGAGTACTTTTGGCAGATGCAAATGGGGATGATTGCAACCGGATTGGAAGAAGGTTTGTTTGTTTCATACGATCCCCGAATGCCCATCGGCAAGAAGCTCACAACCACTCTTATCACTTTGGAAGAGGACATCCAAGAAATCATTGATGAGAAATTGAACTACGCTGGGGAACTATTTTTGTCAATCACAAAATAAATCGTTCATTCACAAAGCCAATTAGAAAATAAATTTGCATAAGTGAAAGAAAGTATGTTGTTTTGAACTATGGCACTTGACATAATTTATCCAATCGTTTTAACACCCATCGTTTTTGCGGTGGGTTATTCTATCCATTGCATTAAGAAAGCAATGAACAAAGAACTTCCCGAAGCCAAACCATACCAGTTTGAAAGGGACGAGTACAAACCAGAGTTTGACCAATTCAGTCAAGCCATTTTCAATCACAAATTTTATAAAGGAAAAGCAAAATGAAACCATTTGATTTACAAAAAGCATTAGCGGGTGAACCTGTTGTTACCAAGCAAGGTGATAAAATAATTCAATTACATTACTTCCCAAATCTTGGCAGCGAGTTCAAAGTCATAGTACATAAAGAACATTCTTTTTCAATTGATACATATAAAATTAATGGAATGTATGGAGAACGTGAGAGCCAATTAGATTTAGTAATGGAATATCAAGAACAATGGGCGAATATCTATTGGGATGATATATCATTAAAAGCATATATCGGAGATATTATATATTCAACAGAAGAAGAAGCCAAAGAAAACGGCAAAGGTGCAAATTACCGAACAACAATAAAACTAAAATGATAACTTACTTAATCTCGGCAGCGGTCTTCGCCCTTCTCATTTACCGGTTATGGTATTTAGAAAAAGCAACCGATGAACTTCAAGAAGAGGTCAACCAACGCAATCGGCAAATTTGGGATTTAGAAACAGAAATCTTAACTATCCGGTCAACCATCCAGCAAGGCAAGGATGATTTAAACCAAGCGAAGATGATGAGCGAGAAACGAATCGCAGAGTTGGAGGACAAGTTGCAAACTTTCAAGAACCAATTTACAGATTTGAAAAATGTTAAAAGCGAGGGTAGTAAAGGCAACAATTAATTCAATTGAGAAATGGCGGGTATACTTCGCTGGAGAATTACTCGCCACATTTGAATGCGAAAAAGATGCACGAGATTACGCAGAATTTATAGACAGACAATGAAGACACCTATTGACCGCTTGGTGGAACACCTACGCACGGAGTTCCCCGATTTGGATATCAGCCCACACCTGATCTTCAACTTCAAACAACTGGAAAAGATGGAACAACAACTGGCATACAATGCCGGGTTTGCATATGCAAAGAAAATGTACAGTGAAAAATCTAACTGATAAACAAGCACTATGTTGGGCAATTGCAATCCTTCGTGATGATATGCGTTGCACCTGGAGACAGATTGCCCAGCGAATGCAATTCAGCGAATGCAAAGTGCGTCACCTTTACACCCAAACAAAACCCCTATGAATGTAACCAAAAAACTTGTGTTAAAATTGCTTGAGCAATATCCACAAACAAGAGACAATGACAACCTTTTGATGTCAATGATTTGGCGAAGCGAATCAAATCTGTTCAACTTCTTCCATCGTTTAGAATCAGGCAAGTTAACACCAGCGGAAACCATCCGCAGATGCCGTCAACGGTTGCAGTTAGATGATCCAGAATTGCGAGGTGAGACCTATGAGCTTCGACAAAAACACCAAGCAAAAGTGAAAAAAGAATTGGGATATGATGTGTGATTGATTATCTTTGTAGTGTTAACGAGAAGGTTGCAGTTTCTCAATGTTAAAAGATTTTTACCCTGTTGGAATAGTCGCACTGCAACTGCACTATTTCGATGGGGTTTTTTTATGTCAAAAAATAAGAAATCATTCCTACTCTATTGTGATTTAATTCACACGGTAGACCAACTCACAAACGAACAGGCTGGTGATCTGTTCAAGCACATACTACGATATGTGAATGACCAAGAACCACAGACGGACAATGTGATAACTCGCATTGCTTTTGAACCTATCAAGCAATCATTGATGAGAGATTTGGTAAAATACAAATCTATTTGTGAACGGAATTCGGACAATGCAAAGAAGCGATGGGATGCGACCGCATCCGATGGCATACGACCGCTTACCAAAAATGCCGATAGTGATAGTGATAGTGATAGTGATAGTGATAATGTAAAAGAAGAATACAAACTATCGTTTGATTTGTGGTTGAAGTATAAGAAAGAAAAAAAACAGAAATACACAACAACTGGCATTAAACAACTCATCAAATCTTGTCAGTCAAAATACACACCAAAAGAATTCACGGAGGTCGTTGAACACTCCATCACTCAAAACTATTCAGGTTTATATGCACCAAAAGATTTTGAGAAAAACAAAACAATTGAAATCATTAACAACAAAAACAAATTTAATTTGAAAGATTATGACGAACGAGCTTGAAGAATACATCATCGGTCAATTGCTTTACTACGAACAGACCAGAGCATTATTACCAAGAATTAAACCAGTGTGGTTTGAAACAAAACTATATCAAAGAGTGATTGACTTTATGATGGACAGATATATACAAAACGAACCCATTGACTATGTGTGTTTGGTTGGGAAGTTTGAAAGAACTGAAGTACAACATCTTGTGACAATTGGTCAAGCCGTTTATTCTATGCCCAATTTAAGCCAATATCTTCCAAAATTGGAACATAGATACTTACAAAAGAATTTCGTTCAGCAAATCTCTTCTATTGATGTCACATTGGATTTGAAAGAGATGCTCACCTTTACACAAACTTTGATTGATAACACCAAGTTCACCACCATAAACGATCCTTTGTCTATTCACAAAGTTGTGGCATCGGCAGTTGATACAATAACCGAATCAATCAAAAGGGGTGACAAGATAACCGGGAAGCAAACTGGATGGCAATCACTTGACAGGGTATTGGGTGGATGGAATCACGGTGATTTGGTTGTGATGGCTGCGAGACCGGGACAAGGAAAGACCGCACTTGCTTTGTCATTGATGTATGAGTTTGGGAAATTGGGTGGTAAGGGGTTATTCATTTCACTTGAAATGTCATCCGAACAATTGGCGAAGAGATACTTGTCATTGATTTGTGATTTGCCAAACTGGAAAATTCGCAATGCGACATTGAGAGAAAATGAGGTGATTTATATGTGTGACAGTGTGAACAATTCGGTGGTTGAGTTCTTTGTTGATGACGATCCGAATTCATCCATCAATCAAATCAAATCAAAAGCAAAAATACACAAGGCAAAACACGGATTGGAATTGTTGATCATTGATTACATCCAGTTAATCAAAGGAACAAAGCAAAACAGAGAGCAAGAAATCGCAGAGATATCACGAAACCTTAAATTATTGGCAAAGGAATTGCAAATCACCGTTATTGTTTTGGCACAACTTTCAAGGAAGTGTGAGGAGAGAGCAGATAAAAGACCGATGCTATCCGACATTCGGGAAAGTGGAAGCATTGAACAAGATGCAGATGTTGTGATGTTCCCCTTTAGACCTGATTACTATTCAAAGGAACGCAATGAATCGGAGGATGCTGAACTCATCATCGCAAAGAACAGGCACGGAGAATGTTTCACAATTGAAACCACCTTCATTGGATCACGAACAATGTACAAGGAACGCATATGAGAAAGTATTGGACAAAGGAAGAAGCTGAAGAATTACAGCGGTTATATCCAACAACCACTGGGAAAGATTTGGCTTTGCGTTTTGGATGTAATGTCCAGCAGATTTACAACCGTGCAAACAAAATGGGATTACATAAAGATCTTGATTTTTTGCATCAATACTATCGTGAAAACTTCAAAGGACACCAAGCCACTCAATTCAAAAAAGGAATGAAATCCTGGAATAAAGGTCAAAAAGGATTACAGATCGGAGGAGTTGAAACACAATTCAAAAAGGGTAGATTGCCACACAATACCAAGCCGATTGGATTCCGTTCATATCGTGATGGGTACTTGGTGGAAAGAGTTGAGAAAGGATTTGAATTTGTTCACAAACTAATTTGGAAACAACATCACGGAGAAATACCAATGGGAATGTTTGTGGTATTCAAAGACCGAAACAAGAATAACATTTGTATTGAAAACTTGGAAATCATTGACCGAGTGGAACACATCCGGAGAAATCACATCCAAAATCTACCACCAGAATTGAAGGAAGTAGTACATCTTAAAAAATCAATCACACGAAAAATTAATCAAATAGAAAAAAATGGCACGAAATAAAATTAACGATCTCCGTGATCACCTTTTTGAAACACTGGAACGCCTGAAAGATGGCGACATTGACATTGCAACTGCAAAAGCAATGGCAGATGTTGGACAAGTAATTATCAATTCAGCAAAGATTGAAATTGATTTCATCAGAGCAACTGGATCAACAAAGGATTCAGGATTCATTCGGTTAGGCGAAGGCAATGAAAAGTTGTTATGAAAATAATTGACAGACGCAGAGACGAACAACTCGGAACAAAAGCAAAAGGATTGCCAATGTACAAAGAATTCATACAACTCGTTGAAAAGGATAAAAGGGTACAATCATACTACAATATGAAAGATATGCTCTTAGATGCGTTCAAATGGGATAAAACGCCACAAGGTCACGAGTACTGGCAATCGGTATATGATTCAATCGTTATTGCAGACCATCCCAAATGTCCCCAGTGCAACACCATCGGCAAGGTAAAATTGCTCAAGACCGCAAACAAGCACAAGTGTAACAAATGTAAAATCACATTCTAATGATCAGCCACTATCAAGAAGTACACAACCTTAAGCAAGAGATTCGCAGATTGCGATTGCAGATTACAGAGATAACCGTCAAGCACGACAAAGAGTTGAAACGATTAAAAGAAGAAATCATTCAACCCAAGTGCGATTTGAATAGCATTGATGCTGACTGGACAGATGCTATGAGAGTTTGTTGTCAAGCCTACGATGTCACACCTGATCTCGTTATTTCATCATTGAGAAAACAATCCGTGGTGTATGCCCGTCATATGTTCTCCTTCCTTTGCCGTAAGCATTTGAAGATGACATTTAGTTCAATTGGCTATATATTGGGGAGAGACCATTCCAGCGTGATGAATGCCATCAATGTGTTTGATAATTTAGTTACACACGACAAAACCACAAGACAAACCTATGAAACATCCGTTCAGCTATTGGGTGATTACTTGCACCAAAGGACTCTCATCATCGATACACATCTTGTATGAGGAAGAACAAGTTTTGAGATGCCAAAAAAAGTACGAAAAAGATGGTTATATTTGCATTATTGAAAAGAAAAATTGAATAAAGATGCCATCATATTGGAACTATCCAAAGCCGATTGGCTGAAGAAAGCAACCAAGAACATTGCAAAAAACAATGAGTTGGCAAGGGAGTTGTATCAATTTTACTTTTTAACCATCCTTGAGAAACCTGATGAACAAATCGAGAAAATATACAGAGACGGATACATCCAGTTTTGGTCAATCCGTCTTTTATACCTTTGTATCAACGGCAACCGGCATCCCTTTGGCGAATCAAGAATATATGATCAACAGGATGTGTACGAAATTGACTTCGCTGAAGAGATTGACTTACTGGATGACAGAGAGCAAACGGAAGGAATTGAACTTGAACGAATCAACAAAATAAACCAAGTAACAGAATCAGCATATTTCTATGAACGAGAACTTTTCAAACTATGGTGTTCAGGAATGTCAGCAAGGGCAATCCATAGAAAGACAGATATCTCCGTTCGTGAAGTGTTGAGAGTAATTAAACTAATGAAAGAAAGATGTATAACGAAATAATTGGAATCGCTTGTTTAAGCATTATCATCGTAAACTTTGGCAAACCAGCCGATCTATTAAAACGCTATCTCTACGGTAGTGACTATTCCAAATGGAAACGAATGAAACCCCTTGACTGTGCTTTTTGTTTGTCTTGGTGGTTGGGCTTGTCCTTTTTCCTATACACCTACGGTTGGGTGGGGATACTTTACGCATCCATCGCAACTGTGATTGTCGCACTTCTTGAAACTAAACTATGACACCACAAGAAAAAGCATATGAGATATGGCAAAAAATGATGAACGCTGATGTATTGGTTGATTCAATTAGCGCTAAACAATGCTCTTTAGTTGCAGTTGATGAGATATTGAGTATAAACTCCGTTGACAAGGATGAGGATTTATCAAACTATTGGGAAGAAGTAAAAAAAGAAATTGAGAAACTATGAGCAACATTGAATTTATACTATCACTACAACCGTTGTACGACAACTGGAAGAAAACACAAGTATTTGCACCATCACCAGAACAAGGGGCAATCCTGAACAATGTCCACCGTGAAATCTTCGGAAGGAACTTGCCTAATTGCAGTACCTGTATAACCGAAGCATTGCACTCACTTTTGATATGGGCAAACCAACAACAAGAAGCCATCACCAAAGCACAACTTGCCGATGATGAGCAGAAACCAAAGAGGAGAAGAAAGAATGAGCAATAAACAACAAACGGCAGTAGAGTGGCAACACATTGAGTTGTCAAAATTTCTTAATGGCAAATCAGAGTTCACAGATGCACATGATATTTTAATTAAAGCCAAAGAAATGGAGAAAGAAAGAATTGAAACTGCATACAACAAAGGAACAGTTCATGGAATTGATTATCCTGAAAGTACACTACCAATAACTGGTGAACAATACTACGAACAAACATACGGAGGAGGTGAGCAATGACAAACAATAAACAACAAACGGCAGTGGAGTGGTTAAGGCAAGAAGTATTAAAACAAGATATAGATTCATCAAGTAGAGAATTATATAAACAAGCCAAAGAAATGGAAATTGCAGGAAAGGAAATGAGTTATTCCGATGGTTATGCGGAAGGTTATAAACGGGCATTGGAAGTGATTGAGTGGTATATCAAAAACCACATTAGTGGAATGCCACAAGACCATATCGTTGACACGAACAAAATGATATGAAACCCCACACCAAAATCTATATGAACCATTTCGGATATGACATCAGCTCATTCATAGATTGTGAGGTGTGCGGTAAAGTTGGAAACGACCTTCACCACATAGAAGCAAGGGGAATGGGAGGGACAAAGACAAAGGATGTCATTGAAAATTTAATGTGTTTGTGCAGAGAATGTCACATCAAGTATGGAGACAAGAAACAACACAAGGAGTGGTTGAAATCCATTCACGAGCAAAGATTGTCAATTGTAAAATAACAGCGAAATAACAACGAGAGCAATGGCAAATGAACAGAACTTGAAACCATTCAAAAAAGGTGGGGATGAAAGGATAAATCTGCAAGGTAGACCGCAGAAACTCATCACACAAATGAAGGAGATTGGGTACACCAAATCCCAAGTGGAAGATACGATGTTGTCTATGTTGTCGCTTGGCCGTAAGGAACTGGAGAAGATAGATCGTGGTGATGAGTACACGATAATGGAACGCACGATTGCCGGGGCATTGCTGAAAGGTCACGACAAGAACTCCCTGTTCAACTTGGAGATGTTGTTAACACGATCACAAGGCAAACCAAAAGAGACAATTGACCAAACAATTGAAAGTAAAAATTTCACAATAACTTTGAATTTAGATGAAAGCAAACTGGAGAGATGAGAACATCCTACCACCTGAAGACGAACGACTTTGTGTGGTGAGTGATAACCAAGAAATCAAACACCTTGCCCGTTACATTGAGGGTTATTGGATTGATGAATTCACAGGGAACTTTGTGGAGATGTTGTACTGGATGCCCATTCCCTTACTGCCGTACGAATGAGAGTTATTCAGTCGGGACATCTTGGTGATTTAATCTATTCACTCACGGCAACCAAGCGAGTTGCAGAGTTGCACGGTGCGGTAGATTTCCACATCGGATTCCGTGAGCAGAATACTGTTTCCGGTCATCCAAGCGGAGGATACTGTATGAACTTAAACTCATACGAATATATCAAACCATTGCTTGAGCATCAATCCTACATCCGAAAGGTTGAGATGCACTCACACATTGATATGGGTTATGACTTTGATAAGTTTAGGCGTCACGGATTAAATCTTGCTGCTGGTGATTTGAGACGGAATCACTTTCTTGTCTATCCTGAATTGATCACCGACCTTCACGAACCTTGCATTGAAGCCAGTGAACCGATTCCATACTTTGCCGACAAGATTCTTTTGAACTTCTCTGCCCGTTATCGCAATCACGACATCAACTATTTCCCACTCAAGGAACACAAGTGCGTTTTCTTTGGCTACGAATCGGAATACATCGCATTCACCGAGAGATGGCAGTTGGATTGTGAACTCTTAAAATGTCAAGATGCATTGATGTTGGCAACCATTGTCGGCAGTTGCAAGGCGTTCATTGGGAATCAGTCAAGCACCTACGCAATCGCAGAGCAAATGAAGGTAAAACGATTGCTTGAGGTGTGCGTTCACTCACCAAATGTTATTCCTGTCAACAATGGCTTTGATTATGTAACGAATCAAGGCTTTAACTTTTTATTACAAAACCTATGATACCAAAAGAAAAAGCGGAGGAATTAATTGAGACCTATCTTAATATGAATGACGGATTAAT